GGAAGAACACCAGTCAAGCCCGCCACAGGCCCAATTCACACTACTGTGATTTTGTGGCGGGTTCCTACGTCCGTGTCCAGAGAGCACGGACCCCCTTCTACCTTGTGCTCTACCAAAGCACTTAACGGGTGGTTTCCCCGGTCACCTTCTAGTTCTACGTGCAGTGACGACACGTGGTTGTTTTCGATGTCCCACATGACAACCATTGTAGTGGGATGCGGTCTACTTGCATGTGTAGGATAACCAAGCCTACCTCACTTTCCCCGGCACCTGCTTACAGCCGCGAGAGCAGTGTGGTGTAGTATGACGTAACCGCGCTTTCAATGTACACGGCCCTACGTAGAACAGTCCTCCGAACATGGCACGTCGGCCCCCAGACTCAAGGCAACACAGACCCAGGCGGATCTCCCTGTTAACTCTAGCGGATTAAGGTTCCAACACAATGTAAGCTTCCCCTGGAAGGTTAAGGTAGGTTTGCAGCGTGGTCGCCAGCTAGGGCTCACTCCGCGGCCACTGAGGGACCTACACCGTTCGGGTCCGGGACTAGGCGGTCGAAAGGTACGTTGCTACCTCGCGTACCAAACCGCTTCCGCCCCGGGATGCCTATCCAGCTTCGTCAAGACAAAGTGCCTTTCCCAACTATCGTTCCTGCCACACGAGGCAGCTAAAGTACAGGTTCCCGTGGCGACTGGCACGACGGGTCTGTGCGGTTGGTACCCTGCCCACACCGGTGGTAGAGCTAGCGTCGAGCGCTAGTTACGTGCCGATGCGCACCGTCCGGTTCACCTAAGCGTAAACCCATGCCAGACTATGAACTACTGGCTTTCCATTTACGTGGAAACACAACCGGAAACCCCTAAATGGTTCTCTAGAACTCTGGGTACCGCTTGCCATCCTTAACCCGGCCTGAAATAACTTCAACCACTAGGGCATTACCCTGTCGGCCCACTTACCGTAATCCCATTTAATCCACTAAAGGTGGGGCCTCCGACGGGTGCAGCAAGAGCCCA